GAGATCGAGAGCGCGGAAAAGTTCCGTGACTCTCACCTGTCATCGCTGCGGACGATGGTCGAAAAGTACCACGGCCCGGGATATCGCGACGATCGCAACGATCCCGACACCGACGATCCCGAGAACTTCGGCCACGAGTATGTGTCGCTGGTGCTGCCGCGCATCATCCACGACACGCCTAAGTTTCGGGTGAAGTTGGGCGAGCCGATGCTCGACCTGATGCTTGGGAAACGGCTTCAGATCGCCGTGAACCGGTGGGCGCGCATCGTCAAGTTGCGCCGCACGCTGGAGCGTGTCGCGGTGGACATGATCTTCACCTACGGCGTGGCGCTGACGGTGAGCGAGCCGAGGCCGGAGGCGCGGCAGGTTGACGGCAAAGAGCCTTACCTTCCGCGCGTCTACCGCATCTCGCCCGATCGGTTCTTCATCGACCCCGCCGCGACGAGCGTCGAGGACGCGAGGTTCATGGGCCATTGCTACGCGATGGACAAGAACGACCTTCTTGCGATGGCGAAGACCGACGAGAGTTGGGACATCGACGCGATCTTTGCGATCCCTTCGGGAACCGACATTGACAAGGTTCGCGATGATAACGGCCGCGATCTTGAGGATCGCAAGGAGTTCGCGGTCTACGAGATTTGGGTTCCGGAGGCCGACATCGCGGAGGCCGAGATTGCCGACGAACTGGCCGGGCCGGGACTGATCAACGGAACGATCTTCACGATCGTCAAGGGCCGGAACGGTCAGTCCAAGTGGGACGGGTTCATCCGCGCGCCGCGACCGTACTTCGGGCCGAGAAACGGCCCGTACACCGTCTTCGGCGCGTACACCGTCCCCGACGATCCGTACCCGCTGTCGCCGATGATCGCGATCCAATCGCAGAGCCAAGACCTCAACGCGCACCTGATCAGCCTGCGCGCAAGCGCGGCGGCGTACAAGCGGCTGATCATGGTTGATTCGCGGAACAGCAAGTTGGCGCAGGACTTGAAGGACAAGCCGCACGACTTCGTGATCGTCTCTGAGAACCTCGACAAGGAGAAGGTAGTCAACCTTGAGGTCGGCGGCATCACGCAGCAGCAGGTGCAGTATTCGCAGATCGCGCAGGACAGGCTCGACCGGGTGTCGGGCATCCATGACGCGATGCGCGGCAACATCCAAGGCAGCGCGACCGCGACCGAGGTCGCCGTGGCCGAGTCGAGCGCGACGATGCGCATGGCCCACCTCAAGCGCCAGTTCCAAGAGGCGGTGGATGACATCGCCCGATCGGTGTTGTGGTTCATGTGGCACGATGACCGGGTGGCGTTCCCGCTCGGGCGCGAGGGCGCGGAGGCGCTGCTGGAGGCAAACCCCAAGTTCACCGGCGGCGTTCAGATGCCGGGCTGGGAAGACCTTGAGGTCGCGGTCGATGCGTACAGCATGGAGCGCGTGTCCGAGGCGCTCGTGCAGAAGCGCGCGATGGAACTGCTTCAGATCACCACCAGCGTGGCGCAGGGCATGATGACGATGCCGTTCATCAAGTGGCGCGAAATCCTGTCGGTGGTCGGTGACGCGCTCAACATGCCCCACTTGCCCGACATGATCGATCAGAACGCCATGCAGCAGATGGCGCAGGCATCGCAGGCGGCGGCAGTCGGCGGCATGCCGGGGCCGGCCAGCGGCCCACCGACCAACGCAATGGGCGAGCCGAGTCCGATACCCGCAAGCAGCCTAGCCGGCCTCCAAGCCGCCGCGAACAGGGCGATGTGAAATGCTCTACGAGTTCCTCGACCCCAACGGAAATGTTGTCGAAATCGCCATGCGCATGAGTGAAGCGCCGTCGATTGGCAGTATTATCACCCACGATGGGGTAACCCTTACCCGAATTGCCAGCACGTTGCAGGTCGATCCGGGAACGAACCGTCACCAGTATCCCTATGTCAGCACGGCACTTCCGCGCGGACTTCATGGATGCAAGACCAATCGTCAGGGCAAGCCCATCATTATGTCGAAGCGCCATGAACGCGATGTCATGGCGCGGCACGGTTTCGAAAAGGACTGAGATGTCAGAACCCGAAGTACCAGCCAAGCCTGACGATGAGATCGTCAATCCTGTGCAGCAACTCGCTGCGGAAGCCGCCGTTGAGGCGGACAACTCCGAAAGCGAGGACGCTGTCCTCGATCGTCTCCTCGGCATCGACGAGCCTGCGCCGCAGCAGGTCAATCGCACGTCCGAACCGTCTGCTCCAGCGAACGACCCCGACTTCGATCGGGCGCTGAAGGCATTGCAGCGGGACGGCGTTCCGGCCGACATCATCGCGTCCCTCAAGTCCGACCCTTCCAAGGTGAAGGAGTGGGGCTTGAAGGCCGCGAAGAGGCAGGCCGATGTGGACTCGTTCGGAGCGGCAAAGGGCAACGACAAGAAGCCCGATGCTGCGAAGACTGAGAATCCGAAGGCATCCACGCAGTCGGGTGACGGTGAGGCCGATGCCGATCCGCTTTCCGAGTTCGGGGAAATCTTCGGGGACGAGGCCGCAAAGCCTCTCCGCAACCTCGCCGAGCGCCTTGAGAACTCGTTTCAAGAGCGCGCTCGTGCGATGGAGATCAAGTACGAGACGCGGAGCGCATACGACCGTCTCGCGTCGATGTACGGCAGCAAAGCGCCGTCTCTCGACGAGATCACAAATATGGCAGCGACGATCGGGCGCGAGAATCCCGGTCAGTTTGAATCCATCTCGGATATCGTCCAAGAAGCGTTCCGCATGAAGGCAGGCGAGCCAAGGCGCGCCGACCCGAGGAACCTAGCGAAACCGACTGTCGGCAAGCCGCCGGCGCGCACGGTTCGCGAGGTCGATCAGGACGATCGCGCGCTCGACATCTTGCTTGGCGGCGGAACGCGCGACGATGTCCGCAGAGTCCTTTCCCGATAACCAAACGAGGGCAACATGCCTGCAATTTCCACCTTCAACGACTTTATGACCACAACCGGGCCGTCATACCTGACGAGCGCCGATCAAGTCATCAACGAGGCTGTCAAGAACACCTACGCCTTCAGCCGTCTGCTCAAGGGCAAGAGCAAGGAGCAGACGATTCAAGGCGGCACGGAAATCCGCGATGTCATCATGTTCGATGACTCGCGCACCTACGACCACTACCAGCCGAACGACACCTTCGTTTGGCGCAACCCGCAGGTGACCGACTATGTGCGCGCGCCGTGGCGCTTCCACATCGACCACATGTCGTGGACGGACACCGAGGTCGAACTCAACACCGGCGAGACCTCTTCTAGCACCAAGGTCGCCTACAAGCGGCTGAAGCGCATCAAGGAGCAGCGCATGTGGACGAGCATGCTCAACGGGTTCGAAGAAGACCTGTGGGCTGCTCCGTCCATCGCGCAGATGGAGAGCGACAACGGCAAGTTGCCGTACTCGCTTCCGTTCTTCCTCACCGAAGTCGGCCAATTCCTCGGCGGCGCTCTTGGCCTTCGTGGTCAGGCTCCGTACACCGCATCGAGCAACGCCTCGCACACCGTCATGCGCATCTCTCCGTTCACGGAGAACCGCTGGACGAATTTGCTGGAACTGTACGACGCTTCGGATGACCGGTTGACTCCACTCGGCACGAACTGGGGAAACGACCGTGTCGTGACGTTAGACGATTTGACGGTCTACAACCAAAGCGCAGCAGACCGCGTTGGTGTCAGCATCTCAAACCTGTTCAACGCGATGGACTTGATGTTCATGCGTCTCAAGTATGAGGCTCCAAGCACCCGCCAGCAGTACTTTGAGAACGACAACCTCAACCGGCAGATGATCCTCACCAGCCGGCAGGGCGTTCAGATTTACCGCAACGCGCTGCGCCTGAGCAACGACACGCTCGTGTCCTATCAGGACGCTTCGTACAGCAGCCCGGCATATGCCGGCATCGATGTGACTTACTGCTCCGACCTTGACACGGCAGAAATTTTCCCCGCCCATAGCGGCGCGGTGACTCAGAACATCGGTGGATACAACGGCGTGACCGCGACAGCCGGAGCGTTCAACCGGTTCGGTTCGGAATCCGGAGCCAACACGATCGTGAAGGCTCCGCGCTTCTTCTTCGTGAACGGCAACTACCTCACGCCGATTTTCCACAGCCGGCGCTACTTCAAGCAGCACGAGGTCATGCGTCACCCCAACCAGCCGTTCACCTATGTGCAGCCGGTTGACTGCTGGAGCAACCTCTTCTGCAACAGCCGTCAGCGCCACGGCATCGTCGCGCCCATCTTCGCGAAGACCTGATCCACAAACAACTGATCCCCAAGGAGGGACACACACATGATTCCCGGACTCATCACTCCCGCAGGAAACCTCGGCGGCCTCACGCCGCATCAGGTTTGCGTGGCCCCGATCGCAGCGGTGAACCTTGCCGTTGGCGATCTCGTCATGTTCGACCTTTCGGGGTCGAACACCACCTACACCGACCTCACGAAGATCAACGACCTCGATGACAAGAAGAACCCCTTCAATGTCGTGGTTCTGTCGGTCGCCGGCGCGGCTGGAAGTGCTTCGACCACGCAGACC